GTTGTTTTATTGATAAAGCGTAAGAGGTGTTGAATAAAATGCTCTTGTGCGTTATTGGATAAAGAAGTATGTATTTGTGTTGCTAAATAAGGAAGCATAAACGTGGTATTTTTCAAATTGGTTTTTTCATGGTTTAGTAAAGGTTGGTATTCCGTTATATAAAACTTATCTAACTTCTCCAATAGTTCTGTGTTTTTTGCTTTTCCTCCTCTATTATCACGAACTCCTAATGCTTTGATACAATAAAGTATAAAAGTTTCATCTATTTCAGGTAACGATGATTGGTTAGAATAACAATGTAAAATATACAATCGGATAAACTGGTAGGAATGTATCATCAAATCATTCATTTCAAAAACCAAATTATTTATTTCAGGTTGTATCTCATTACGGTTCAAAAGAACAGATTTGAGTGTGGTTTTGATGGTTTGAAAAGATGCTTTTTCATTATGCCTAAATGATTTGAAATCGTCCTTCAACTTTTTCTTTTTCACCATTCTATATTATAACTAAAGATTTTATTTATATAAGTTTGGACGCAAAAAATTATATAAAATACCTAAATGTTTTCATCCATAGATTTTTCTTTCTCTTCCTTTTCCTTCTTTAGTTTTTCCTTTTTATTCAAATATGCTCTTCTTGCATATTCCTTTTTCTTTTCAGGCGTAACTTCATATACATAATTCGTTTTTTCCTTATATTCTTTAACCTTTTGTTTGATATCTTCTTTGTGATTTTCGTAATAAGTTTTACTACGCGAAGGTGCGGTATAAGATTTTAGTTTGTTCTTCAGTGCTTCATTTTCTTCCTCTAATATTTTTAATTTATTTAGCAATTCGCTTTGATTATCCATGTGTAATAATTATAAAAATAAGTTTATATAAGTTTATAAAAAATTATATAAAATGGGCGTTTTAAATGAGAAAAGGTGTAAATACAAAATCATAGTGGCTGTAATTTGTTCTGGATTTTGGATTTATTTTCGAACGAAAAATTGTTATGACATGATACCGAATGGACATGTGTTTCCAGTAATTTTTGTCATGGTGTGGACATATTTAAATTATTATGAACCTTTGTTTTTACCAATAGGACTATTAACATTGGTGTTGTATCCAGTTATATTAAGTTTAGTTCTTAAAAAATGAAAATATAGTTTGCGCCACCTTTTCCAAAGGTAGATTAAAATTTGACGCCACTTTTTCCAAAAATAGATTAAAATTTGGCGCCACCTTTTCCAAAAATAGATTAAAATTTGGCGCCACCTTTTTCAAAGGTGGCATTATTGATTTACCATTACCATACCCATAATGACAAACAATAAAATGAAAGGGATAAGAACCAAGAACCAAGCAATTCCAGTGTGTCCGTCCTTGCAAATCAAGTTCAAAATCCAAGTCCAGAAAAGAATATAAATAAACTTGGCAATAAAAACCATAGTTGTATTTGGAACGCGAGCCGAAAACGACCCTAAATTGTAAGTGTTGTTGTTTCCGATATTTTGAAACACCACAACAATCAATCCAATCATGGAAAGAACAAAGTAAAGAAATGCTGGGGTGCACAAATCTTTCAATCGTTTGGGAAACGCCATTTCTATATGAAATATAAATAGAAAAAAATATAGAACACTATTTGATTCGTATTTACATCACTACTTTATTTAATGGTGTCAACAAATTCGGTTGTTCGTAAGGCAATGGACTTGGATTTAACGAAGTTCCATTCAATGTATGAATTGAATTGACAGAGTTTGTCCACATTGAACTACCCATGTTTGCTAAAGGGGCAGGAAGGAGAGAAAACCCACCCTTTTGTCTTCTCCTTCCTCCAATCAATTTTGGGTTTGGCACGTCACGATTAAACCCTGGTTGAAGTTGAGGGTCGTTTTGAATTACGCTACCGTAATTCGCATAATAATTGGAGTTTCCTTGTGCTCCAGTAGAATTCACCGACCACGGTTGACCAACAAACGCATTATATGTTGAAACACCACCTCTTTGTTTTTTTCTCCCCCCAACTAGCGTGGATGAACATCCACAACCGCCTCTTAACCCCCTGCCACCAACTAGAGTGGATGAACATCCGCACCCACCTTTGAAAAAAAGATTACATTTCTTACATTTTTTAGAAGAATTTTTGTGTTTTTTATGATGTAAAGAACAACCAAATTGGTTCCATAATTTCATTGTTTTTCGTTTCTTCACTCTGTTTTGTTTTTTTGTACGCATTTTACTATATATTTAGAGGTATAAAATAGTTATACTAGAAAGGAACTTAGGTTCCCCTAATTTATTCAATGTCCACATGGGTTAACATATGACGCCGGCAACACATTTTATTCAATTTCAATGAATCCAACACCTCACCTTCCACCGTCTTTTCACTAAATTCCTTTGTCAAATAGAGAACGCGTTCTAAATCCATACCCTTTTCCAATTTATTTTTTCGAACCTCTTCCACATAATAGCGATACTTATTCGCCAAAACCATTCCACAAGTAAAACATTTCACTGGGATAATCATTTTCTTAAGACAAGTGTATATTAAAGTGTTGTAAGATATTTTTATATCGTTTAGTTAAATCAATTTTTTGTTTTATCTTTATTCGTAATAAATATATACACATGTATACCTAAAAATATGTTTTAACGAATAATAAAGGTTCAATAATGTGTAAATATGTAGTTTTATAGTGAACGCTATTTTTATCAAACTGTCCGATTTCCAGGAGGGGTCGCAGGGGAACCTGGGTTCCCTGCTGTTTTATACGTTGCGCCGTATTTAGAATTTCCAGCAACACAATTACCATTGTTTATAATACAGCATTCCACGCTTCCACAATTTGACGGCGTTAATTCCTTACACTTTTTATTGAGTTCGAAACTATTTCCTTCGTAATGTTTACAAAAACTGCGAGATGGGTTCATATCAATTGCATTTTCCATAGTTTCAATAGTTACTACTTCTACCACTTTTTTAGGAGTAGATGGTTCATTCAAGTTAACACCAATAAGTTTCAAAAAAATTAACAATCCTAAAAGTAATCCAATTACGACCGTGATTTGGTAGAATAACTGTTGCATTCAACCGTTTTATATATTCATATATTTTGATAAAATATTGTGTAATTCTATAAAGAATGAATTTTAACTTTACTGAAAGACTGCCAAATGAGATACACACTATGACGCGCGCTACAAATAATGACCAGTTCCCGTTTGGTCAACCAGTTCTTCAACGTCAAACAAACGAACCCAATTTTTATTCATATTCGACTCGTAGTCCTTCTCCCAAAACTAACGCGGCGTTCAGTCAACCAAAATGTAAACAATGTGAAGACGAAGTCATGAATCGAGTTTTGCTCGGCCCAAGTGGTTCTATAACGTTAGATGACCTTTTTCTTCCTAGAAGTTGTCCTCATAAAACTGGTGATTTAGACGAATTTCCTCAACCGCGATATTCATCTAGAGAAATTGTATTAGACGACCTTTTATCTCCACAAATTCCGCAAATTGAGGATATTAAAATCGCAAAATACTTTACATGGAAAAAAGAACACAAAATTTTTACATCTAAAAGTGTGTTTGAGGACGCAACGATAACTATTTCGCCACAAAACGCGGGTGAAATAGTTATTACAACAAATGAAACAGTTCAACGCTTTCTATTAACCGAGATTCCTATTTGTCAAAGTGAAATATATAGTCCAGAAACAATCTTAGAACCTTTACAACCGTATGTGTATATTCAAAATAACATTTTGTATTTTACCAATGGTTTAAAAACAATTCCAATATTAACAGACGTAAAAAGTCGATTTGAAACAATGATTCGAAATACAACGGGACTTGGACTTGGTAAAAAAAATAGACAACCCAAAAAAACGATGCGTAAAAAGAAAACAAAACGAAGAAAATCCAATCGTCGCCGTTAAATCTTTTTTGAACGCGTAATATATAAAATGCCGCGAAAAACAAAAAGGGTACGTTTCAATGTTCCTGGTTCAAAAACTTTAGAAACTGTTGGTAAAAAAGGTGTTAAAGGTGTTTCTACCGTTTTTGGATTTTTTAAAAACATGGTGACACAAAAACGAAGACATCGCCACAGAAAATCTAGTCGAAGGAGACGTTAAACGATAAATTTTGTACAATATAATTTGTTTAGATTATACAAAATATGTTTTCTATTTCAAAATGGGATTATATTTGGTTTCCAGTTTTATCGGCGTATGCGTATTTTTTTAAATCAACTCCGTTTAATAAAGCAGTTTTGTGTTTTGGTGCAACGGCACTAGCTGTCACTGGTTCAATCTTAAATTATGATAAGTTATTCACAGAACCACTAAAAGAAGGAATAATGACCGTTGCGTTACAATCTTATTTTTCAAATTATTTAGTTACAGATTTTATTGCTTTTTGCGCTAGAGGTTATTTTATGAAAGAACCTATACGTAAAGATATGATTTTTCATCATATTTTATTTTATTTATTAAATAAAACAACAACATCACTTGCAGCAAACGTTATTATTAGTGCGGAAATATTATCAATATGGCCTCTTTTTACAAACAATCAAAAAACAATAACTTACTTGCGTATTTTTTCTATTTTTCCTGTTAGATTTTTAATATGGGGGTATGGTTATTACATTCGAAAGTTTTCAGCAGAATCGCATTTTATAACATTGACGTTAACATACGTGCCATATATAACACTAGCATTAGACGCATATTGGTTATACAAAAACATAAAAATATTATACAAAATAAATCAAAAAGAAAAACAAACAACTCTTATCAAAAACGATTAAATTTTTTTCAACCTCGAACCACGAGTTGTTTTCACTTTTTTATGTGTCACCCCCTCTTCTTTATGCATTTTATCATGGCATTCTTCACACAATGTGATTAAATTGGCAACGTTATTTTTATGAAATGTGGTACCATCTTCGCGATTTATTCTTCCTTCACCATTTGCACCTTTTTGATGTTGTAAATGATGAACTTCTTTACCCTGGCGCTCATTACACATTTCACAAACGCCCATTATTTTTTTAGCATTAAAATGTGAAGTTTTTAGAGATAACATATCATCTGCAACCGCGTGATATTTCATGCGAATGGAATGCGCCATATCCAAAAAATCACTCGGTAAATTCAATGCTCGGCAAACCTCCAGACCATACATACTATTTCCTGGACCATCTTTCAATTTACGGTCATAAATTAGTGCGTCCGTCTCTTTGTCATACACCACCGTCAAATGTTTCATCGCCAATCTATTTAAAGACCGAATTTCCTCATATCCAGTGATTTCGTGTAAGTGCGTGGCAAATATGAAGGAACTTTGTAATGCGTGTAACTTTTGAATTCCCGCAACAAAAATACTCATGGCCGAAACACTTTCGGTTCCAGAACACAATTCGTCTCCTAAAATCAAACTATTTTCATTTGCCAAACGCAGAATGGTTCGCAACTCCAACATTTCTACCGCAAATGTAGACAATCCTTTGAATATGTTATCGTTCCCCAAGATACGTGTAAATATGTATTTATATGGGCGATATTCAAACGCGGAACATGGAACAAATAAACCGGCTTGCGCCATAATAACAGCAATTCCAAGTGCTCGAATCAAACTTGTTTTACCCACTGCGTTGGTTCCATATAAGAGAATACCGTCTTGACTTACACTGTCATTGCTACCATCACAACCTAACGATATATCATTTGTTACATACAATTCATTTTGTTGTAGATTTTCAATCAAACAATGACGTAACCCTTTCGCGGAAACAAAGGACTTCCCATTGCCGACATGAAGAAAGGGTCTGCAGTAATTGTATTTTTTGGCGAGTGTAGCCTTGGCGTAAACAACATCTATAGCAGTAATATATTCGACAATTTGCTCCAAATGTGGTTGAAACTTAGAACCCAACTCATCTACAAATTTAGCATAAGTTCTTGCCACAATTTCTTTCATCTGAACTCGCATCATTGAAATTTTTTTTGTAATTTCGCGGATTTGCGGTGTATGAATATGTTCATTGCTAGTACTAGTTCCCGACCCTGTGTGCGAAAATTCCAAAAGGGTTTTTGATATGTGAAATGTATAAGTGCGTGATGTTTTATGAAAAGATGAAATATAAGATAGAGCATAACCTGTTTCTTTGTCGTCAAAACAATCTTTCAATAAAGAACAACGACGCTTTGTTGATACAATATGAATAACGTTGTTTTTATCAGGGTCACTCAACTTAATAAAGTCGGTTGAACCAACCTGTAACGACTCATCACCATCATCGTTAAATCCGGTTTTTGATTTTTTCGCTTTACTAGGTTTTGTTTTTTTCTCATACTTTGCGATACAGTTATTGAAAAATTGTTGTATTGCCCTCAAAATATCTTCAGATTCCATAAGCGTTTCTATGCTTTTGTCTAAATCGGCATCAACACCTCTCTTGAAAAAATTCACATCAAACGCTTGTGTTTCATTCAATCCATCACACATCGTCCAATCCAAATAAGTGTCTAAAAATTCGATTGTTTCTTGACAACATGTTTCTACGTCAGTAGTAGTGTTATTGTTACTATTATTATTGTCAATATAACTTGCGATTGCTTTATTGCCTACCAAAACTTGACGAACATCCATAACATGACAAATGCTCGTATAAAGAGAATACAATGTTTTCGGAGATATTTTCTTCAATATGACTTGCCGAGACATTTTGGAAATATCTTTGATGAATTGTAAATGAGGTTTCAAATGAATAAATTCCTCGTTATATGTTGCCAACACTTGCTCAGTAATCTCATATTCCCTTTCTAAAAATCCAACATTCGTGGTTGGGTTCAAAAACTGATAGGAAAATTTACGTTTTCCCATAGCAGTCAAACATTGATTCAACATTTTTTCTACCGAAGAAAATACCCCTTTATGTTGTTGGTCTTCAATAATATTCAACTGTTTCAAAGAGTGGTTTGCCAAAATCAATCGATCCGTGCAATTTTCAAATTTGGGTTCTTCAATGCGATGTACTAAGTAGGGGTTGTGTTTGGATATAAAGTTTAATAAATAACAGAATGCCTGGGTTGCTATCGCATGTTGATAAAAATTTTCAGAAAATACGGAAAAATCGTTTATTTTATAAAACCGTTCCAATATTTCTTTTTGATAAATTTGTTTTTCCGCATTTTGTGCATTTTGTTGTTGAACCGAAGTTGCGTTGGTCTCTCCATCACTGAGATAAACACGGTGAATTGAACCACAGTCTATGTTTGCGTAACCTACAATATTATCCATTTCTTTTTCACTAATGTTTCCTATAAGAATTACTTCACTCGGGCAATAAATTGAAATAAATCTCTCCAATTCGTCAAATGTTGTTGGACTTTCAATATATATTTCTTTAAATTCAAAAATGGCGGTTTTTCCTGTATAGATATCCACGTTGGCGAGACCTACGTAAACCATTCGTTGTTGATTCGAACTTTTACGCATATTTGTTACGCTGTGAATCCATACACAAGTTACGTTATTTGTAATGCTGGTTGTGTTTGATGAGAAATATGTCCCTGGCGAATAAATCTCCGCAAGACTTCGTGTTGCGTTTTTAATTTGTTCGTCTTGATAATAACAAACGACTGTGTATGACGCTTCCTGTAATTTTTTCAAATATTTCTCCAAGAGAAAGGGTTGAAATCCCGCCATTACAATATTATCTTTTGACATGCAAGTTTTTCTATGCGCTATATTCAAGTCGCAAACCCGCGCAAATTCCACAATTTCACTTCCGAATATATCACCTGTCGTTTTATCTTGATACGCGTAAACTTCCAAGAAACTTCCAACTTGCAATAAAACTATTGTTTTTTTTCCATATTCATTTTGATATTGTTTTGTTAACTCAAAATATTCATCTGTTAATGTCATCATGGTCGTATAAATTTATACTCTATTTGTTATTATGAAATATTCTTTATGTATATTTCATAACAGCATTATCCACTGGAAACCCAGGAAAGTTATAACAGTTTTTCATCAAGAAATCTTGTCATGGGAAAAGGTAAGGATTTAAGATTCCCCGAAGGGCGGGGAGGTTGCCAGGGGTAGTGTAACCAGCCCCCGGTTCCCCCTATTTCATAATGTTGTTACCAGAAACCGTATTCAAAATAAAAATTGATTCGGTACTATTTTAATGTGATTAAAATAATAAACAAACAACAAGCAAAGAAAATGAACAACGAACTACAAAACGCAAGACAATTGGCAAATGAAATGGAGCAATCCAAATACACCGCGCTCATAGCAAGCGAAAATATTGCCGAGTTAGAAAAATTATTAAGACCAAAAATGTATAAAAAAGAGTTTTGGGATTATAACAAAAACCCTGACCCGAACTTGCAGTATGACAACGTGGTTTCGCATTTTGCCAAACAAATAAAATCAGGTGGTATATTGATTGCTGAAACGAAACCGATATCTGACTTTGGCGATTTAATTGACGAAGTAGGTTCATCAAAATACGATGGATTGAGAGATGACATTCGAACAATGAATCAAATGATACAACCAAAAATGTGCAGTCGACAACAATGGAATAATTATTATGATGATTGGCAGGAACCCAAACATGACGAAGCAGTAAAAGACGCGATTATACTACACAAAAAATACCGTTCTGAAAAATTAGAAAAAATGAGTTTAAAAATTCCTGATTCAAAATGGCAAAAATTTATGGAGATAACAAATCAAATCATTTCGGGAGAGTACGTTGAAAAACCAGTTTTACCTAGACCTAACGTTGTCAAAGCAGAATTAGAGTTGAGCAGTATTCAATCCCAGCATTATCCACCGGGAACCCAGGAAAATTACAACAGTTTTTCATCAAGAAATCCTATGATGGGAAAAGGTACTGAATTAGAATTACCCGAAGGGTGGGGAGGGGGCAAGGGGGAACCCTCGGTTCCCCCTATTCAACCCGAAGCAACTGCTGAAACTGTTGACAAATTGCCTGAATTGAAAAACCCCATTGTTCTAAAAAAAACGGTGGTTCCTTTTGCTAAATTAACAGTTTTGAAAAACGTACAAAAAGGTTGCATCAATATCCAAAAAAAATTTTTGGAAGAAAATTTATCTAATAAAAACTCACATTTTGTGGCGTGTCTTGTAATGTGTTTCTTATTAGGAGTTGTAGTTGGAAAACTAAGCAATAAACCCAATGAAAACATTGAACTCTAACAACACTTTCAAAATACTACAGCATTATCCACCTGGAACTCAGGAAAATTATAAGAGTTTTTCATCAAGAAATCTTATCATGGGAAAAAGGTAAGGAATTAGAATTCCCCGAAGGGCAACGGGGGGAACCGTGGGTTCCCCCTACAATACTATAAATTCATCATCTGGATATCCAATACACGTAGTTAGTAATTTATTTTTAAGAAAACGAAATGTTTTATGATCCATTAAACGCAAATTATAATATAAAAATTTTAAAAAAACTAAACACCAAGAAGCGTAACTTGGGACGTTTGTTTTTTTAATGTGTTCTTTTAAAACTTCAGTTTTCCATTTTTCATTGTAAATTGAAAATTCAACCGAAAAGTTTTCCTCTTTATTTTTATACATTATTTTGTGACCGTTTACAATTTGATTATTATGGTTCAATCTCCATACTACTTTTTTAAAACTATCTTTCTTTACGTGCAAGAAATGTTGCATTTTAACAATTATTGCGTCCTCGTTATCAGTAAAAATGTCAACATCTATATCACTGGAACCAGGAAAATAATCGTTTCGTTG